ATGGCTCGGGCTGACGCGAATGTCCTTGATCAGTTCTGGGAAATCGTGCGCGTTCTGACCGCCGCCCATCGACGCCCGGACATCGTAGTGGGCTATCCACACCTCATCACCAACCAGGCCAGGGCGGGAGAAGTCAGCCTCAATCACGTTTGAGGGTTGCGGCTCCTCAGCTGCTGCGAGAAGCCGGCGGCGCGCCTCCTCGGAAAAGCCCTTGCCGCTCTTTGCGAGCATCTGCTTTACAAGGTCGGCCATGCTCCGTTCGGGCGCGGAGGTTGGTTCTGGCGTCGGCGAATTCAGTAGCAGCTCGGACTGGTCAACGCCCAAGGCTGCTGCGATCGAAGCGATATCGGCCAGAGTAGGCTCGCGTGTGCCGACCTCATAGTTACCAACCCGGGACTGGGATTTCCAGCCGCAGGCCTCAGCAAGCTGGGCCTGGGACATCCCTTTGGCTTTTCTCAGGCGCTTGATGCGCTGGCTCAATGATTCATTCATGCGCCGAATTTCATCACGAAACGAAATACCCGGCTTTCACTTATTGTGATTGCAATTAACACGATGCGTGTTTATCCTTCGGTCATTAATGGAGGAAGACCGTATGAACCAAGTCCGAACGATCCGCGAAAGGGCTGGCGTTACCCAGGCAGCGCTGCGCCGTCAGCTCGGCTGGAATCAGTCCCGCCTGGCGAATTACGAATCAGGCCTCAGGAATCCAGGCCTTCAAGAGGCGCGCCAAATCGTGGAAGCGCTGAACGTCCTGGGCGCCAGTTGCGCCCTTGATGATGCGTTCCCGCCGGCACAAGTCGCCGCCTAACCAATTCCAACTGCAAGGAGCTACTCCCGCATGTACGCCAACCGCAATCACCTGCATGACCGCGAGATCAAGGTCCGGGTCGATGAGGACACGTTCAACCTGATCCAGGCGCTGGCGGCATATCACCGCACTCAGCGTGCTGTGCTGTGCCGCGAACTGCTGGAAGCCCAGCTGGCCGCATTGGCTTCGGAGAATACCGGCGATCAGAGCGCTGCCTGAAGGCCGCGAGGAGGCCCTATGCCGATCCAAGAGGTCGGTCTGGAGCAGCGACTGATGGAGCAACTGGAGCGAGAGGCTGAACGGAGGGGAATGACCCCTGAAGCGCTCGCTGCAGAAATGATCGATCGAGAGCTGGCCAGCCGAACCAAGCCCCGGAATCCGCGGGGAACCGTAGCACCGTTTCAACGCAGGGCCTGAACAGGCCCTGAGACGTAACTGATAAGCCCGAACGACCTACTGACGAAGCAGCGAGCAGGGGATCACTTGATGGCCTACGACGACAAAGCACACCGCCACGACCACCAGGTCAAGGTCCGCTTGGATGACGAGGACTTCAACGAGCTGAAGGGGTACGCCCTGGAGCTCAAGGCTCAGCACAGCGTGCTTGCCCGGGAAATCATCCTGGCCGCGCTGGCGTTCAAGAAAGAGCACGGCCACCTGCCGCTGATCAACGAGAAGAAGGCCAGGGCCTGAATAGGTCAAGGGAGGACGAATGTCGCCTGCAAACGAAGCGGTACAGCAGCACGACGTAGAGGTCGCCCGGTTCCGCCGGAATGACTTCGCGGACCTGGAGGCCTGGGCGGAGGAGGTTGGTGTCAGCACCGACGAGCTTGCCGCGCAGATCCTGAAGCAGGCCACGCACTTCCTCGCGCAGCGGGGGAAGCCCAAGAGCAACAACGTGGTGCCGTTCGCGGCGCCGAGGTAACCGTCCGATCCCTAATTAGGGACCCGGGCGCCAGTCCCTCATAAGGGACGCCAAATCGCAGAGACAAAAAAGCCGGGTTCGCGGCCCGGCTCTCTGCAATACACAACTTGTGAAGGGAATTATGCATATGCAGACCCCAAGTGTACAGGCCCTCTCAAGGGCCGCGCCACAAAATGCGAACCACGATTTCGTGGCGCGCACGATGTCGTCGCGCGAAATCGCTGACTTGGTAGAGGCTCGCCACAACGATGTGGTCGCCACCATTGAGCGTCTTTTCTCGAAAAACCTTTTGCGATCAAGTCGTAAAAGCCGTCGTGAAGCCACGGGCGGGCGCCCAATCGAAGTCTACGACCTGGTTGAGCGCGATACCCACCTGGTGGTGGCCGGATACAGCGATGAGCACCGAGCCAGGGTTATCGACCGCTGGCAGGAGCTCGAGGCAAAAGCAGCCCCGTCTGCGCCCGCCGACCTCAGCAAGCTGGAAATCCTCCAGATGGCCCTGGAGTCGGAGAAAGCCCGCGTCCTGCTCACCGTGCAGGTCGAGGCCCAGGCCAAGAAGATCGACCACCTGGAAAACCTGTTCAAGGAAGGCATGAGCCACGTTCAGTTCTGCAAGGGCCTGAATGGGGTCAACGTGATGCAGGTCGGCCACTTCCTCGAGGGCCGCAGCTGGCTCTACAACGAGAGCAAGTCCGGTACCCGCTACCGCGTGGCCGCTTACGCCCGCGACAAGTACATGACCGAGCACCAGCAGGAGATCACCCCGCACGGGAAAGAGGCGTTCATCAGCTACACGCCGATCCTCCTGCGCAAGGGCGCCGTCCGCCTGTATGAGCTGTACCTGGCTGGCGACCTGCCCATGAAGAAGAACTGGGACGGCCTGCACACCCACGACAAGGCCGTGCGGGGTGCAGCATGAGCATTGATATCAAGCTGCTGAAGAAGCTAGCACGCAAGGTTGCGGAGCTTGAGGACCAGCCTGAACGCGAGGACGAGCACGCCGAAGCTGCTGATGAGCTTTGGTTGAACATGCACTGCCACACCATCCTTGGGTTGATCAAGGAGATCGAGCGGCGAGACGAGAACCCGAATTTCCGAGCGGTGCGGTCTGCGCGCCAGGAAGCGGAAAAGCTCAAGGCCGAAAACGAGGCATTGCGCAGCCACATCCAGAAGGGCGTTGGGCTTATGCCCCTTGGCACTGCCAGGCGTGCATCCTGGGTTATGGCATCGCTGAGTGTCGGCTCCACTGACGAGGAGCGCTGCCAATGAGCATGGAACTGATGGTCAAGGCCATGAAAACCAGAGTCGGCAATCCGCTGCGCAAACTGGTGCTCATCAAGCTGGCCGACAACGCGAGCGACCATGGCGAGTGCTGGCCGTCCTACCAGCACATCGCCGATCAGTGCGAGATCGACCGCAGCACCGTTCGCAAGCACATCAAGCACTTGGAGGCTCAAGGCCTGGTGCGCATCGAGAACCGTGAAGGGCCGAAGGGCAACTCCACCAACCTGTACTACCTGACCCTGCGCAACCCTGTAGGCCAAAACAGCACCCCTGTAGGCCCAGAAAGCACAGGTGTAGGCCCACAGCCTACAGGGGGTGTAGGCCCAGAAAGCACCAGAACCAGTCACTCTTTTGAACCAGTCACTGAACCAGTAGAGCAGACGGTCGCTGACGCTCCCTCGGCGAAGAAGAAGGCCCCGAAGTTTGACCCCATGACCTGCAAGCCTACCAACGTGAGCGAGCAGACCTGGGCCGACTGGTGCCAGCACCGCAAAGAGATCCGCAAGCCGCTGACCGCCACCACCTGCGCGAAGCAGGCCAAGACCCTCGCCGGCCACCACGCCCCCGACGCAGTGATCAACCAGTCGATCAGCAACGGCTGGACCGGCCTGTTCCCCGAGAAGGTGCTGCCGGGTGCCCAGCAGGGCCAGCGCCGCAACGGCCCGGACTTCGACGACACCAGCTGGGCTGATGACCTGGGGGGCTTATGACCGCACAACCGAAACTGCGCAGCGTGACGCAGATCATGGCCACGGCCCGCAACCTGCCAGCCGAGGCGCAGGCCACGGCCAAGCAGCTGGACCCAGGAACCACCGAAGTGGTTAACGCCCTGTTCAAGGAGCTGCAGGCCATCTTCCCGGCATGGAAGCAGGCGTGGCCGGATGACGAGGCCCTGAAGGCTGCCAAGCGCAGCTGGATCAAGTCTTTCGTCGCCGCGGGCATCAACACGCTCGAGCAGATCCGCTTCGGCATCCAGAAATGCCGGGTGCTGGGTACCGACTTCGCGCCGAGCAGCGGCACGTTCATCAAGCTGTGCCAGCCAACCCCGGAAGAGATGGGCATTCCGCCGCTTGCGAGGGCCCTGGCAGAGGCGCTGGAGAATTTCCACCCCAGCAGGGCAGGGTCGCGCGTTTGGACGCACGCAGCGGTGCGCCACGCGGCCCTGCAGTGCGAGGCGCAGAACCTCGGGTCGATGGAGGTGGAGCGGGCCGAGAAGGTATTCGCACGGGCCTACGACATCACCATCCGCATGCTGGTCGCCGGCGAGCCACTGGGCGACATCGCCACCGGCATCGGCCACGACAGCCAGAAGAGCGCCGCGCAGTTGGCCGACGAGTACGCCAGCCAGAAGCAGGTTCGCCTGCTGGAGATCCAGCAGATCCCAACCAGCGCCGCCGCGTGCCGTGCACACCTGCTGGCCAAGTTGAACATCAAGCGCGCCGGGCAGCCGGCCGGGGAGGGGGTGTGATGTCCAGACCAGCAAAAGCAATTGCGGCCGGTACACCAGATGACCTGGTGCGCCTGCGTGATGAGATCGCGATGACCGCACTGAACGCCATGATCATCGCCGGCGGCTGGGGTTACACCGATGCCCAAGGCAATCGCCATAACCACACAACCATGCCGCAGTACTCCGCAGCCGCTTACGACTTCGCGGACGCCATGCTCGTAGCCAGGGAGAAGCACTGATGGACGCCAACAAGATGCGCGCAGAGTTCGAAGCGGCGTTTGTGGCCAAGTACGGTTTCGGGCGCCTAACGGCCTCGGCCAACGCTGATGCGCATGCCATCTATGAGGCTGCGAAGTGGGCCTGGCAGGCCTCCCGCGAGGCCGTGGTGGTGGAGCTTCCATTGGCATGTGCATACGAAGGCTTGACCGAGCACCTGGGCTCAGTGATCGAGCTGTCATACGAAGCCCCAGAGCATGACCCCGTTGGCCTTGCTCGGCTCCCTGATGTCCGTGCCGCTATCGAGGCCCAGGGTCTGAAGGTGGCGCCATGAGCATGAGAAGCCTCTTGATCCGAATGAGGGTAATGGACGCCCAGATGACCCTGTCGAGGTGGTACCTCGGTTGGGACCTGTACAGGGCCATGCCGTTTCCAGGCATGCGCGGAAGAGGGCTGCACGACAAGGCTAAGGGTCTGGTTGAACATGACCGCGAGCTTATCCGGTCGATGGCTGAACTGGAGGGCCGCTCCCATGGCTGACCTCAATTCAATGTCTCAAGCTGCGCGCTCCGCAGCAATGCGCGGCGGCATGGATGGCTGGGGCCAGGCCGGTGGCCTGCCGGGCCAGATTCACTATCACGAGCCGGTCGACGCGAAGTCGCGCCGCCGTTGCGGCTGTGGCTGCGGCCGGCGAGCCACTCACCGCGGCATGGCCAATGGGGTTTGCCTGACCATGGGATGCGACCTGTCGATGCGCCGCTGGGTGAAGGAGGCCAACCATGGCTGAGAAGATCAGCGTCAACTGCCAGGCCAAGCTCTCCGAGGCCGTGACCATGCTCACCCGTATGTTCCGCGACAAGAAGTTCGTCGTGGTCACCATGCGTCCGGGCAAGGATCGCACCCTGGACCAGAACGCCCTGTGGTGGGCGATGTACGACCGCATTGCCAAGAGCACCGAGATGGGCGACATCGAGGATGTGCGCCGGTACTGCAAGCTGCACTTCGGCGTGCCGATTATGCGCGCTGGCTGCGATGAGTTCCGCACCGGCTGGGCCGAGTCGTTCATCCACCTGCCGTATGAGGTGAAGCTTCGCCTGATGGGGCCGTGCGCCATGTTCGGGCCGGATGGCTTCCCGGTGACCCGGCTGTTCGATCGGGCCCAGGGCTGCCAGTACACCGACCGCATCGTGGCCGAGTTCGCGCCGCAGGGCGTGGTGTTCAGTGACTTGCTGAGCGAGGAGGCGGCATGAGCGACGGACTTGGAATCACAACGCAAACCACAGTGTTCCTCTCGGCCGAGAAGGTCGTAAAAGAGATGGACGCCGAGGATATTGGCTCCTTCTGTTCCGCAGTGGCTCAGCGACTGGATCAAGAGTACGCCGGGCGTGCCGGTGCCGCGGCGGACTTCGCCAGCGGGCTAAGTGAGATGGGCTGCCGGTTCCTGGCCGAGGTAGTCACGAGCTTCTACCAGCGGCAGAAACGGGAGGATCGCTGATGACTGCAATCAAGGAGATCAAGCCGAAGAAGTGCAAGGCACCAGGTTGCGGCAAGCCCTTCAAGCCGACCATGACCACGCAGAAGGTGTGCAGCATCGCCTGTGCCAAGGCCATGGCCAAGGACCCTAACCTGCAGAAGATCGCGGCCAAGGCCATCACCAAGCAGGCCCGCCAGGACCTGCAGGAGCGCCGGGAGAAGCTGAAGACCCGCCGCGAGCATATGGCCGAGGCGCAGACCGCTTTCAACGCCTACATCCGTGAGCGCGACGCCGGCCTGCCGTGCATCAGCTGCGACTCGCTGCCGAGCGATCACGACCTCATCACCGGCAGCCGCTGGGACGCCGGCCATTACCGGTCGGTAGGTGCTTGCCCGGAGCTGCGGTTCGAGCCGCTGAACGTCCACCGCCAGTGCGTGAAGTGCAACCGGAACCTGTCGGGCAACGCGGTCGAGTACCGCATCCGTCTGGTGAAGCGCATTGGCGCCGACCAGGTTGATTGGCTCGAAGGGCCTCATAAGCCCCAGCGCCTGACCATCGAAGACCTGCAGGCCATCAAGGCCCTGTACAGGCAAAAACTCAAAGACCTACGGAGGGCAGCAGCATGAACTGGACACCAACCGACAGCGCCCAGCTGCTGATCCTGGGCATGTTCATCCTCGCCAGCTACGCCATTGTGCGCGGCATGGTCATCTCGTATCGCCGCAAGAAGGAGCAGGGGCGATGAAATACCAAAGCGTTTTGGCAGCAGTGGTTCGTGCCTTGGCCGCGGAGACCATGAGCGGTGTGGGTGGCGGCGACTTCGAGCCAAAGGTCCAGGCCTCGAAGCTGAAGGGGGAGATCACCGGGAAGGATGCGGCGATGCTGGTGGACTGCTGGGTGCACGCCCGACTGCACAGCAAGCTGATCCCACGGTACTGGAATGCGCTTACGGCCAGGTTCTCGACCCACAAGGCCAAGAAGGTGGATGCGATCGGAAAGCTGGTGCCGCTGATCGCGAGCCAGGCGCCGAACCTGTTCCGGTACAAGGCGGTCACCGCCTGGGCCATTCCGCCGGTGAAGGGCGTGCAGGCGCACTCGGGGCATGAGGTGGCCAGCCGGTCGGCCCGAGAGCGCGCAGAGTTCGATTCCCTCACCGCTGGCGTGGGCAAGCACCTGGATGGCGGCGAGATGCCCGAGGACGCCGGCCAGGCGCGCCGCGAGCAGTATGTGAAGCGCTCCACCGACATGATCGTGCTGCCGGCCGAGTTCTACGACATCAACACCTGGGACGGGCAGGGCCTGAACCGGACTACGTACTGGCGCTGGAAGAAGGCCATCGAGAAGGTGCTGGACGAGATGGTTGCAGAGGCGCTGGTCGCATCTGGCAAGATACTTCAGGAGGAAGGCGTTTTGATGGCAGATGCCGCTTGACATCCGTGCAACGGTGCAACAAAATTCTTGCATCCTGTCATTCCTGCGCGTGTTGAGGAGTGGCATGCAGAGCAGAGCGGCGCGCTGGGCGTCAATACGGCTTGAGACAGCTTCGTGCTGAGCTCATCGGAGCAACCCAGCCAAGTCAGGGGTGGAGCCTGGCGTAACTAACATCCAAGACCCGGCCACTGAGCCGGGTTTTTTATTGCCCGAAGAGGGCCTCAAGAGTCCCGGCCAAGCGCCGGGATTTTTGTTCCAGCAAGAAACGCAACTGCAGCCAGGGCAGGCCCTAACGGGACAGCCTGGACACTGCTAGCCGGTAGTGTGGTGTACGGAAAAACACCGGCAGCCCGCGCACCCTGACCTCACATGCTTTCAGGGTGGCGCGTGACCGGATCGGCGAGACTGGTGCATTGGGGTGCCAGCGCTGCAATGGTCTTCGGCGGACAGGTGGGGAGAGACCCACACAAAGCGGGCAAGCAGAAGGTTTGCCGCCAGCCTTCCAAGCTGAGCAGAGAAGGGTTCGATTCCCTCTGCCCGCTCCAAACATTGGCAAGTAGCACAGCGGTAGTTGCTCCCGGCTGTTAACCGGGTGGTCGCAGGTTCGAATCCTGCCTTGCCAGCCATTCGCCGCCATAGCTCAGAAGGTAGAGCGTCCGCCTTGTAAGCGGAGGGCCCAGGGTTCGAAACCTTGTGGCGGCACCAATTCGTTATGTGCTCCGCACCTCTGCCCGGTCCCTCAATAGGGCCTCCCCTCCGGGCCTTTTCTTCTAGGAACCACTCATGGCCGAACCAGCAAGCACGACTGCCGGCGTCCTGCTGGTGAAGTACGGCGTGATCATTGGCGGCTTCGCAGGAGCGATCCTCTCGCTGACCTTTCTGCGGGGCCTCACCCGGGGCCAGGCGGTCGCCGCCTTCTTCACCGGCTTCGCTTCGGCAGTCTTCTGCACCCCGCTCGCCATCAGCTACTTCAGCCTTGGCACAAGCGGAGAAACCCAATACGGCGTGGCCTTTCTGATAGGCCTTCTGGCAATGAACATCATCCCGGTGCTGAAGTCGCTCGTGGGTCAGTTCGGAGCCAAGGGAGCTACCTGATGAGCTCGACCCTGATTTCAGTCCTGATCGGCGCCCATGCTTTTCTGAGCGTGCTGGTGGTGATAGCAGCGTGTGACTACCTGCGGCGAATTCGCCCGATGGATCACCCGCTGCTCGCCGTCGCGTTCTACCTAGTCGCCATCGGCGCATTCGGCTCGTTCGTCCTGGCCATGAACGGCCATGTGCCCACTCTGTACGGTGTGATCCTCAAGCTGGGGATCGTCCTGTATGCGGTCGCCCGGCGTGGCCACGTGTTCCAGCCCGGGTAGGGCGCCACAAATTAGAGATGCGCCGTTTCGTGGCGCGAGGAATGGCCAATGGCTTCGGTAACTGCTCATGTCATCTGCCGCGAGCGTTGGTGGCTAAAGTACTACTTGACCGGTGTTCTGGCCCTGGCACGACTGACCGGTTGTGAGCCATGCCCGGAGCGTGTCAGCTACTGGGTGGGGCGCGGCATCAAGATCGAGGTTCACCCTGAATGACCACCATCGCCTACAAGGATGGCGTGATCGCTTACGACTCTCGCCAGACCCGCAGTGGCTCTATCGTTTCCGATGACTGTCAAAAGCTCACCGTCGTGGATGGCGTCAGCTTCTTCCTGTCCGGTGCCGTATGCGACGAGAAGGCGCTGATTGCAGCCTACTTCGGCACGCCATCGCCGGTACCTGTCGAGTGCTCGGGATACGTGGTGGATGGCGGCAGGCTGCAGATGGTGGGTCATGACGACAAGACCGGAGTGTGGCGGCAGGACCTCGATCCGGCCAACCCTGACGCGATCGGCAGCGGCTCGGCCTATGCCCTGGCAGCAATGGACATGGGCGCAAGTGCTGAAGAGGCTGTGCGCGCCGCAATGAAGCGGGATATCTACACCGGCGGAAAGGTTCGGACTATGAGGATTGACCAGCATGGAAAGGCCAGTTCCTCCGGCTGATCTCCTTGAACTGACCGAGTTATCGGTGCTCGGCACCAGGCTTCAGCCGGCGCCCGAGATTGGCGAATGGGTGCAGACAGCGATCCTCAACGAGGGTGGCGAGCTGCATAACCCTGACCATGCTCACCTGATCGACGCGCCGCTGCGCTTCCTGTGGGCCTCAGCCTGTTTCGAGAAGCAAGGGCGAACCGTGGTCGGGCAGGCCGAGGCGGTGATGTTTCGCGCTGGTGGATGGCAGAAAGCTCGGCAAGAGCAGCAGATGATCGACTGGTTCGGCGAGGTGCCGGGCTTTGTCATCACCCTGGCTGCCGATTACTGCTCCCAGTGTTCCGACGCCGAGTTCTGCGCTCTGGTCGAGCACGAGCTTTATCACATCGCCCAGAAGCTCGATCAGTACGGCGCGCCCAAGTTCACACAGGACGGGCTGCCAAGCCTGACGCTGCGTGGACACGATGTGGAGGAGTTCGTCGGAGTGGTTCGCCGCTACGGTGCCGGGCATGACGTACAGCAGCTGATCGAAGCTGCAAGCCGGCCGCCTGAGGTGGCCAAGATCAATATTTCGAGGGCCTGCGGAACCTGTCTGCTCAAGTCTGCCTAGCCCCTGACAGACCCACGACGGATGAAAACCTATGGCGGCCCTGAGCAACGAGGTGAAAGCCTTCATCGTTCAGGCCCTGGCCTGTTTCGATACCCCCTCGCAAGTCGCGGCAGCCGTCCGAGAAGAATTCGGCCTTGAGGTTACCCGGCAGAAGTGTGAGGCGCACGACCCGACCAAGCGTGCTGGGCGTGACCTTGCAAAGCGCTGGGTGACCCTGTTCGAAGACACCCGCAAGCGTTTCCGCGAGGAGACGGCAGAGATACCGATCGCCAACCGAGCGTTTCGGCTTCGTGTGCTTGGGCGGATGGCCGAGAAGGCCGAGAACATGAAGAACATGGCCCTGACTGCCCAGTTACTGGAGCAGGCGGCCAAAGAGGTCGGCGATGTCTACGTGAACCGCCAGACCAAGAACGAGAATCCCCACGACAACGTGCCGCCCACTCGGGTGCAGGTCGATGTGGTGGATGCGAGGAAGCCTGATGCCGTCGTTGAACGTTCCGCAGGCTAGCTTCCTCCGCATGGAGAACAAGTTCCGCGGTTTTGTTGCGGGATTTGGGTGCCTGCGAGGAAGCACCCTGGTTATGACTGAGTTTGGGCCTATGCCCATTCAGGAAATCGATCGGCCAATGCGCGTTCTATCGTGGTCGGCTGCGAATGGTCGATTTGAGCTTGCTCTAAGTGGTGGTGCGTACCCAAAAGGTGCGGCGACTCTATTCCGAGTCGTGACGCAGCGAGGAGAATTTGTAGCAAGCGGACATCACCGCGTTCTCTGCGCTGACGGTAGCTATCGACGCGTGGATATGCTGGTCGCAGGTGTGAAGGTATCTGCATCTTCGCAAAGCCTTCTTCAGACCAATTTGGCCGAAGTCCCGAAATCGTGGCACGCAGGTGATCGGCATTCGAATCAAAGACTCGCAGATTCTCTGGGTCATTATGCAGATGAAGCCCGTCGATATGGTCAACGACTTCTGACGGAAGCAGGTATCGACCAATCTTCTGTTCCGCAATCAGTCGGTGCTGGAACATCAATCCAGTCTTCCTTGCTTGCGGGTGGTTTGACGGAGCCTGTACCAGCGCATAGCCGTCCAGATCAACAATCCTGCCAGCCTGGTAGCTATGGTTCAGTTCGCCAAACCTGCCGCCGCGAGAGAGCCGATCAGCATTGTGAGTGCGCAGAGTGTTCTGCACATGCTTGTCACTGCAGCCGAGAAGAGCTGCAATCTCTGCCGAAGTGCGATCCGCGCCTGCAAGGTCAAGAATCTGCTGCTTCAGGCTTGGCCGAGGAGCAGGCTTCGCTCGCTGCTTTAGCGTTAGGTTGTACCGCTCAATGCAGCGATAAACATGGCTGCGCTCACACCCTGCAAGCTTCGCAACTTCTGATGCGCTGCGATCAGGATGGGCAAGATTACAAATCGTCTGGTCTAGAGGCGTCATATCAAAGCTCCGCAATCGAATCCTGCTACATTGTAAGCGTTGTCGCCCTCAGTGTGGTAGAGGCTTACTACGACCTGCAGGTGCTGGATAACAACTGCTACGTGACGGCCGATGGCGCTATCCATCACAACAGTGGCAAGACCTGGGTCGGCTGTGCCGCGCTGTGCAAGCACGTATGGGAGTGGCCCCGGATCGACTCCGGTTACTTTGCTCCGACGTACCCGCAGATCCGCGACATCTTCTTCCCGACCATCGAGGAGGTCGCCTTCGACTGGGGCCTGAAGGTCAAGACGAAGGAGAGCGACAAGGAGGTCGAGTTCTACAGCGGCGGCCAGTACCGCAGCACGACCATCTGCCGCTCGATGGAGAAGCCGCAGACCATCGTGGGCTTCAAGATCGGGCACGCCCTGGTCGACGAACTCGACGTTCTGCCCGCGCTGAAGGCCGAGCACGCCTGGCGCAAGATCATTGCCAGGATGCGCTACAACGTGCCTGGGCTTAAGAACGGCGTGGATGTGACGACGACCCCTGAGGGGTTCAAGTTCGTCTACCAGCAGTTCGTGAAACAGCTGCGCGAGAAGCCGGCCCTGCAGGGCATGTACGGCCTGGTGCAAGCCAGCACGTTCGATAACGAGCTGAACCTGCCACCCGACTACATCCCGTCGCTGATGGAGTCGTACCCGGCCCAGCTGATCCTGGCCTACCTAAACGGCCAGTTCGTCAACCTGAACTCCGGGTCGATCTACCACGCCTACGACCGGAAGCTGAATTCCTGCTTCGACACCGTAGAGCCTGGAGAGCCCCTGTTTATCGGCATGGACTTCAACGTCGGCAAGATGGCGGCGATCGTCCATGTCAAACGGCCTGACGGAAAGCCAAGGGCCGTGGATGAGCTGATCGATGGCTTCGATACCCCGGACATGATCCGGCGCATCAAGGAGCGCTACTGGCGGCACAACGGCAGGGACTACGAGAAGACCTGCGAGATCAGGATCTATCCCGACGCCTCGGGCGGGTCGCGCAAGTCAGTGAACGCCAGCGAGACGGACATTGCCATCCTGCGGCAGGCTGGCTTTGCCGTGATAGCGCCCGACGCCAACCCGCCTGTCAAAGACCGCATCAACGCCATGAACGCGATGTTCTGCAACGCGAATGGAGAACGCCGCTATCTGATCAACCCGCTGCGCTGCCCAACCTATGCAGACGGCCTGGAGCAGCAGGTATGGGCGGCCAATGGCGAGCCTGACAAGAAATCTGGCGTGGACCACGCGAACGACGCTGGCGGGTACTTCATCCACCACGACTACCCAATTGAACGACCGGTCTTCACGACCCAATCCCTGAGAATGTGACCATGAGTGATAACCCGAGCATCACGCTGCCCGCTGTCGACGCGATGCGCGCCTACTGGGCCGTGATCTCGCCGCTCATGGGTGGGACAATGGCAATGCGCGACGCGGGCAAAACCCTGCTTCCGCAGTACCCAGCCGAAGACGACGAGGCTTACAAAGAGCGCCTGCGCCTTTCGACCCTGCTGCCGGCGTACTCCGAAACCGTGGGCAACATGACCTCCCGCGTGTTCGCTGAGCCGCTGCAGGTGGGCGACGATGTGCCAGAGGCCATTGTCGAGATGACCAGGGACATCGATCACGCTGGCAATGACCTCAACTCCTGGGCGGTTGGCTTCTTCACCGAGGGGCTGAGCCACGGCCTGTGCCATGCCTTCGTCGATCACCCGCCAGCGAGCGAACTGAAGACCCAGGCCGACGAGCAGGCAGCCGGTGTACGGCCATACGTCGTGATGGTTAGGCCTGAGCAGGTGCTGGGCTGGCGCTCCAAGGGCGGCGTGCTGACCATGGTCCGCTACATCGAGGTGGTCGAGGAGGAGGATGGGGAGTTCGGCGCCAAGTGCGTCGAGCAGATTCGAGTGCTGGAGCCGGGCGCCTGGCGAACCTATCGCAGGTCGGCCAAGGCCGTGCGTGGCAAGCAGGCCGCAGCAGGAGGTACCTGGGAGCTGCACGAGGCAGGCACCAATAGCCTGACCGCGATTCCATGGGTCACCTTCTACACTGGCCGCACCGGCTTCATGACGGCCAAGCCGCCACTGATTGAGCTGGCGCACCTGAACGTGAAGCACTGGCAGAGCCAGAGCGACCAGGACAACATCCTTCACGTTATCCGCGTCCCGATCCTGGTACGCATCGGCATCCAGGCCCAGTACGACAATCAAGGGAAGATCGTCCCGCCAGAGTTCAAGGTTGGCACCGGGCAGCTGACCGACCTGCCCAAGGACGGTGACCTCAAGTACGTCGAGCACACCGGCCAGGCAGTCGATGCTGGTCGCACCGCGCTGCAGGACCTGATCAACGAGATGCGTATGGCCGGGGCCAAGCTGCTGACGCCGGACAAGACGGCCACCAAGACCGCTACCCAGGCGGAGGAGGAGGCGGCGCAGGAGTTGTCCCCACTGGCGCGCATGGCGCACCACTTCGCCGACTGCCTGGCGCAGTTGCTCCAGTTCATGGCCGATTATCGCGGCTTGGGCGATGGCGGAACCGTAGAGATGCGCGGCAATTTCGACGTCGACTACATGCCGGAGGTGTCGCTGCCGACGCTGGTCACCATGGCGAACGCCGGGATGATCAGCAAGGAGACGCTATTCACCGAGATGCAGCGGCGCGGCGTGATCAGCGACGAATACGACTGGGAAGAGGAACTGGCGAAGATTGAGGCCCAGGGCCCGGCACTCGGTACGCTGTGATGAAGACGGCCAACGAGAAGCTGCTGGATGAGCTGATCGGCCATGAGGTCGACCTGTCCAGGCTGAGCAACAGCCAGGTCGTGGCGATCATCAGGATCCTGAACAGTTCTGACCCTGAGCTGCGGGCAGCGCTCATTGCTGCCATCGACAGCCTGGATGCCGGCGCGTCCGTTGCAGCGATCGATGCCGCTCTGGCGCCCGTGCTGCGGATCAATCAATCGACGTTCTTTAGCATGCAGCAGGCGCTCACAGGCGTCATCGACGGAGTGGCCAGTTACGAGATTGCCTTTCAGGCCGCTGCGCTTACAGCGGCTGTTCCTGAGCTTGTGCAGGCGCGATTCCCGGTTGCCGTGGCACAGTTCAGTCAGGTACGCGCCATTGCGCTGGCAAGGCCCTTCCAGGGGCGGCTGCTCAGCGAGTGGATGGCCGGCATTGAGGCTGACCGTGCTGCGTCGATCCGCGATGCCGTGCGGTCTGGTGTGCTTGAAGGACGCACGACGCCGGAGATCGTCCGGCAGATCATGGGCACCAAGGCTGAGAAGTACGCTGACGGCATCCTGCAGAGGTCTCGCCGGGAGGTGGAAGCGGTTGTCCGGTCCGCGGTGTCCAGCACGGCGGAAACCGCCAGCGACAAGGCGTTCGAAGCCAACAGCGACATCATCAGCCATGTTGAATGGCTGAGTACGCTGGATAACCGGACATCGACGACCTGCCGAATCCGCGACCGCCTGCCGTACACGCTGGGCGCCTATCGGCCCATCGGGCACAAGGTGCCGTGGCTGGCCGGTCCGGGCCGTATCCACTTCTGCTGCAGATCGACCAAGCTGCCGATCCTAAAGAGCGCCCTGGCGTTGGGGGTCAGCGACGCGGCGACCCGTGCAAGCATGGACGGGCAGGTACCGCAGCAGACGACGTACGCTCAATGGCTTGCACGCCAGCCTGCCGCCCGCCAGGACGAAATCCTCGGCCCGGAGCGGGGGAAGCTGCTGCGCCAGGACAAGCTGAAGCTGCAGGACTTCTACAACGACAAGGGCAAGTTCCTGACGCTCGATGAGCTGCGGGAGCGACTGTTGTAGCCCGCGCCACAAAACACCAAAGCGCCATTTCGTGGCGCGCAATCAAAGCCTCGCCCAGTGCGGGGCTTTTTCATGCCTGCGGTTCGGATGGACGGGGCGACCTGGGGCCGGATGGCTCACCAACAGGCCGGATGGCCCAGAGAGACGAAATGAAACTCAAGACTGTTGAAGTGGATGGCAAGCAGTACGCAGTTATCGAAGATGGTAAGCCCGTCTACACCGATGACGACGGCAAGGACGTCGCCTTCGATGCGGTCGGTACTCGCAACACCATCACCCGGCTGAATGCCGAGGCGAAGTCGCACCGCGAGCGCGCGGACAGCTTCGAGAAAACTGCGAAGGCGTTCGAAGGCATCGAAGATGCTGCGGCCGCCAAGAAAGCCCTGGAAATCGTCGCCAACCTCGACGCCAAGAAGCTGGTGGATGCCGGCGAGATCGAGAAGGTGAAGGGCGAAATCAGCAAGGCCTTCCAAACCCAGCTGGATGAAGCCAACGGCAAGGCTAAGACCTTCGAGCAGCAGCTGTATGCCGAAAAGATCGGCGGCAGCTTCGCGCGCTCCCAGTTCATCGCCGAGAAGATGGCTGTTCCCGCTGACATGGTCCAGGCCGCCTTCGGCAGCAACTTCAAGATCGAGGAAGGCAGGGTCGTCGCGTACGACTCCCAGGGCCAGAAGATCTTCAGCCGCGCTCGCCCGGGTGAACTGGCCGACTTCAACGAAGCACTCGAAACCCTCGTCTCGCAATACCCCCATCGAGACCACATCCTGAAGAGCTCTGGCGCCAATGGCGGCGGGGCTCCGAACGGCGGTGGCCAGCACAAAACCACGAAGGGCAACTTCGGTGGCACCAAGGCTGAACGCCTGGAAGCCATCAAGGGCCTGACCGCAAGCGAATAAGGAGGCCCAATGGCCCTTTCGAACATGAAGGTATTCAACGAATACCTCAAGCGTACCACCATCGAGACCCTGGCTCAGGATGTCGAGAAGTTCAACGCATCCTCGGCCGGCGCCATCCGCCTGACCACTCAGGGCATCGACGGCGACTTCCTGCAGGAATCGTTCTGGGCCGGACTGCACGGCGCCCAGCGTCGTGTCGACCGTTACGCCGCCAACGGCGCCCAGGCGTCCACCCCGTTGGCCCAGAAGCAGTACGACTCGGTGAAGATCGCCGGCGGCTTCGGCCCGATCCTGTGGGAGCCTTCGCAGCTCTCCTGGATCCAGAAGAACCCGGAAGAAGCGCTGGAAGTAATCAGCCGGAACCTGTCCGAAGCCATCATGGCGGACCAGCTGAACACCGCCATCTCGGCCCTGGCCGGCGCCATTGGCAACCAGCCGACCGCCACCAACGACGTTTCGGCGACTGCTGGCGTGACCTACGTCGCGATCAACAACGCCCACGCGCTGTTCGGTGACGCTTCCCAGCGCCTGGTGGCTCAGGTCATGACCGGTGCCATGTACCACAAGCTGGTTGGCCAGAACCTCGCCAACGCCGAGCGCCTGTTCCAGTTCTCCGGCGTGCAGGTGGTCGATATCCTCGGCAAGGCCGTGATCATCACCGACGCCCCTGCGCTGTACGAGGCCGGCACCCCGAACAAGCAGAAGGTGCTCAGCCTGGCCGACGGCGCCGCGGTGGTGATGGATGGCTCCGACCTGATCACCAACATCGAGACCTCCAACGGCAAGGAGCGTATCGAGACCACCATGCAGGCCGACTACACCTTCGGCCTGGGCCTCAAAGGCTACACCTGGGACACCGCCAACGGCGGCAAGTCGCCGACCAACGCCGAACTGTCCACCGGCACCAATTGGGACCTGGTGGCGAACAGCATCAAGGCCTCGGCCGGCGTGCTGACCATCGGCGACGCCACCAAGTAACCGGTACCGCGCCCTCCGGGGCGCTTTCCCAGGAGATCGCCATGAGCGAGAAAGTGATTTACGAGAAACACCCGGTCAGCCCTGAGCGAAAGGCCGAACTGCGTCAGAAGGGCTACAAGATCATCGATGCGCGTTTCGCGCCCGATGGCTACGAGCACCCGGAGCCGCTGAAGGAGACCAAAGGCTCGAAGGCTGGCAAGTCGGCTGCCGAAAAGAAGGCCGCCGAAGAAGCCGAACTGAAGGCAAAGCTGCAGGCCGCCCTGAACGAAAAGGGTGTGCAGTTTAGCCCTGACGCGAGCGCGGAAGACCTGCAGAAGCTGCTGGACGAGGCCAAGTAATGACCATCTACATCACCGTCGAGCAGGTAGACGCCCTGCTTGGGCCGACCTGGGCGCCCGACGACCAGAAGGCCCGGGCGGTGCTGATGGCCAACACCTGGCTCACCAATCTCGGCCTGCCTGAGTTCGACCCGGTACCGAACGACGTCATCCAGGCCGGCGCCGAGATTGCCCGGGAGGCTGCAGCAGGGAACATCTACGGCAGCAAGGAGACCGGCGTGCTGAGCAAGTCGGTCAACGCTGACGGGGTTTCCAGCAGCAAAACCTACTCGGAATCCTCCCGCACCATCAGCGCTGGCGAATCGTTCGCCTTGGCGTTGCTGGCGCATTACCTGAACAGCAGCGGCCAAACCAAGATCGTGAGGGGCTGATATGGGGCTTCGCGATGAGCTGCAGGCCGACCTGGCCCAGGCGTTCAATACGGACCTGGCCGATGCGGTGCTGGCCTTCACGGGCGAGTACATGGGGCCAGGCGTGGTTGATCCTGTCACCGAAGAAACCACGGCGCAGCCCATTACGTACACGGGCCGAGGCGTGCTGTCCCGCTACGAAGACGGCCGGATCGACAACGTCAACATCCTCGTCGGAGACCTGCGCCTCACCGCGCTGGCCAACGAGGTCACTGATACCCCGGATGTTGGGCACAAAATCACCGCT